AGGAAAGCTACCAACAGATACGCTTGTTTTTCTGCTAGAAGACGCTCCCTTTCCTTTCGTTGCCATGCTTCTGCATCCCGTTTCTTCCTTGCTTTCTCTTGCTCTCCAGCAATAATGTCTCTCATGCTGAAGACTTCAGAATACAAAGCACCCATCTCTGGGGGCGATTGGTAGACCATGCACTCTCTGATCTGAACTACCAACCTCTCCATCTCTTGTTGCGCTAAAACCCTGTTTAACGCTTCTTCCATCAAGTTCACATCATCAGCAAAAACTACAGTCCTAGCTTTCTCCTCTGACTCCCTGATATGCGCTTCTAACTGCTCTTGTAGCTTGAAGAACTCAGTCAGGTTCTTAACGATGTCAGCTTTGACTTGAGTTTCGTCAACAGCGACATACTCAGACTTCTTAGCTTTTGATACAGACTTTGCAACTTCAGGCTTGGGACTACCGCCAAATAGTTTACGCAATGAACCCCAAAATCCTTTAACTTCCTTACCAATGGCGACAACTTCATTAGCAGTGTTCCTAATTTCAACAAAAGACTCTTTAGCTTGCTTATAGAGGTCACAGCCAGCTTGGATGTTTTTGACCAAGCCAGCCGCAAGAAGACAAATAGAGATTGGATCAATTTCGTACTCCTATTCAGTCTGTGTTTTTGACAACAGATTAAACATTAATGGGTAGTCAAGTTCAGGGAATAGACCAGTAACCTTACCAAGTTGTCTGCTACCCTGACCAGTTAGGTAAGCAGCTTCACCAACCAATCGTGGTGATGACCCTGCCAAATAAAGTCCTGTTAATGGATTTGAGACTTGGCTAAGAAGTCCAGCAGTTCCAACAGTACCAGCAGCTTGAATACCTCTGGGAGTCATTTTACTTAAAGCCTGACCAGCAAGTGCTGGCTTGATGGGTATACCACCACCCAAACTAGGTGATGTAGCTTCAAGCTGATTGACTAACTTAACTCTTTGTCCATAGTTTGTGCTTGCGTTATCACGCAATACAGTTTGAAGTTTACGCAAACCAGCATCAGCACTTGCTTTTTTACCTTGAGACAATGACCTTTCAATCTCACGAACTTGCTCTGCCGTATCAGCATAAGATTTCATTGTTTCTGCATAAGTCGGGGCTTGCTTTTGAATAGTTGACTTTACAGAGTTGTAAATATCACCAATGATTCCGATTGAACTTTTTTGATTTATTGGAATATTAGATAAAACATCATCATAGATTTTTTGTTTGAGGATATCCAAACCTTCAGGAGTATGAAACTCTGCTGGATTTCTATACCTCCAATCATCAATAATTTTTTGTGTTTTTGCAACATACGTTGCCGCATCTTCACTACGAATCACACCCTTATAGTAAACCCTGTCTGCCGCTTTCCCTAATGAATTATCTATATCAGTAAAGTCTAAAACAGACTTATCATTTTTAATGTTAACCATGCCAGAACGATATAAATTCTGTTGTTCTTGAATCATTGCTTGTAAGTTAGACTTTGTATCCTCAAGAACTTGAAGTTGGTCACCCTTATCACGCAAATTTTCTGTGAAAGACTTAGCCTTTACACCGCCTTCTTTGCCAGCTTGATAGGCTTCTTGAATAGCCATTGCACCAGCACCTGTAGTCATACCTAAAGTTGGAGAAACTGTTTTAGAAGTAAAAACCAATGGTGCGGCGGCTATTCTAAATGGGTCTGTAACTTTTGCGGCTGTTGTTAGCACCCTTGATGCTGTACTTGCTTTAGGGACAAGACTAGCACCACCAGTAAACACAAGGGATACATCAGATAAAACACCAGCAGGGTCAGTAGCCAATGCTTGTTTTGCATTTTCTACACTTCCATATCTGTTAGCCATAAAAGCACCAACTTGTTCAGCAGACTTCTCACCTTTAAGTCTCATTTTCTTTGCTAAGTCAGACTCAAAGAAAGGTTCACCAAGAACCTTTGATGTTGCACCCACAAACAAAGTTCCTAAGTCACTTGCTGTTTTTATAGGGTCTGAAACAGCTTTAAATACATCGGTTGCCATGTTGTACAAAGAACTTGGAAAGTTCATAACAGCACCTGTTAAAACTTCACCACCAGACAATCGTTTTTGAGGTTGTGGCACTTGAGTTGGTTTTTGTTGATTTGTGGCAACAGGAGGAGATGCCTGTTGCAAGGCATATTGATATGCTTGTGCATCAGTCAATTCACGATCTGATTCAACTATATAAACACCGCTATTGGGGATATTTATCTCATAAGTAAATTTATCCATGTCAGCCACCTTTTTTCTTGACAGTTACACCAATGGGGATTTCTGCTGGAGGTGGTTCACCAAATCCTGTAGGTTTCAACACATCCAAAGCAGACCTGCTATAACCTTGAACCCGTAATGATTTATCAAGTTTGTCATATGCTTTTAAAGCCGCATCTGCTTGACGTCTTAAATTGGTTTGTGCCTGAGTTGGACTCATACCTTTGGTAACCATTGATTTTTCAAACTCAGCTTTTTCTGGTGCAGTCAAAGCCGAACCAAACAAATCATTTCTTACTGTGTTTACATGGTCTTGATAATTCTGCCACCATTGGAATAAAGCAACATCATTAGGGTCATTTGACTTACCAGCCGCCCATACAGCAACATTACCAGCGGCATCAGTTGGATAGCCAGCAAATCTAGGCTGAAATTTTTGTGATATATCAACGAGTTTATCAACCTTTACAGATTGATCTGAAAGTTTAGTTGATTCACCAACTTTAATTTCTTTACCATCGGCGGCTTTAGCTTGAGCTTGTTTTGCTTGATCAATTTTGAGCTGGATAAGTTCTTTTTGTAATGCCCTCATTCCAGCCGAACTATTTGCCATTACTTCTCTAAAAGTCTTATTGGACTCAAACATATCTTGTCTCAAATTCATACTAGATTCTGTGCTTTTTGCATCGCTATTTAGTCTTGTCAATTTTTCCATCAAGACATTTTGATCTTCAAAATCAAGATTTGCAAAGTTCTTAGCAAGTTGTTGTGCGTAAGGCAAAACACTTGGATGTATTGCCCTACCAGCTATCAATGCTTGAACTGCATTATCAGATGTAACTGTTTGTGCTGGTTGACCCGTTGGAGTAATGAGACTCCATGTTCCATCTGGTTGTCTTTCAAGCAGTTTTTCGCCTTTCTTGAGTTCCTTAGTTTCTGGTGCAAATTGCTTGAGAATTTCACGACCCTTAACAGTAACTGACAATTTTTTCTCAATTTCAGGGTTTCTAGTACCATCTTCATTAAACAGTTGTCTAGCAAGTTCTTGAGTTTGCAATGATTGAACACCTTGAACACCCTCAATTCTTTGTTTAACAATATTTGCACCAACTTGCCCATACTCAGAAATTAGTGTATTTGCAACATCCTGATTAAATTTGTTGGTTGTTGGGTCAATCAATGGTTTCAGTGCTAGGGTATCAACAACCTCACCTTTCTCATTCAATATTGATTTACCTTGCAAGCCAGTGTCAGGGTCAATGCCGTTAGCTATGCTCAATGCTCTGGCTTCCATTTGACGCTGTTGCATATTCATGCCACGCTGAGTCAAGTAATCTTGAGTTTTGTATTGGTTCAAGGTATCTTCTTGAGCCTGACGCTTCAACTCTTGAGCCTGTTGTTGAGACTTCATCATCTCATTGCGTAACAGATAGGCGGTTTGTGTGTCGCCAGTTTGCAATGCCATCTGAATGCCTTGAGCATAGGAATCAGGGTTTGTTGGGTCAATCATTCCAAGGATTTGCTGACGCTGTGAAATCAACTTCAACTGTGGGTCTTCACCACCCAAAGCACCGCCAATAGCACCACCCAACTGCTGACCAGCACGATAGAAACCATACTCTGCTTGTGATCTAGGGTCAAGTTTTGCATATTGCAATGCTTGCGCTTCTTGCGCTTGCTGTTGAGCAAGTTGGTACTGCTCTGGAGTAGTAAATAAACCGAGAAAGTCTGAGGTTGCCATGATTTATTCCTTAATTAGACCAAGCGTTATAGCCTTGCGATGAAGTGTATGTTGGCTGAGATGGTTGACTATAGTATTGACCTTGCTGTGCCAAAAGAGTATTTTGATCTGGACTCATTGTTGGTGATCCTGTATATCCAGTTTGTACTGGTTGACCGCTTCCACTCATCCAATTCTCAAATCCAGTTCTTAACTGTGGACTATTAGCAAGTGCTGAATACAAACCAGCTTGAGGACTAATTCCTGCGCCAGCTTGTTGAGTTCTAGCCGCCGCTAATCCACCTTGCAACAATGACTGACCAACATTAGCACCAGCAGTAGCCGCACGACCACCTAACTGAGCGCCAATATCTAAAGGCTGTTGTCCAAGTGACTCAATGGTTTGACCAGCACCTAAATAAGCTGTAAATGGACTCAATGCGCCAACTTGACCAGCTTGATATTGACCCAACAAATTAGCACCAGTACCAAACAATCCAGCACCAAACGCAACATTCTGCTGACCAGCCTGTTGTGCTTGTGCCGCCAACTGAGCATCTTGTTGAGCCATAGCGTTGTAGTAGGCTTCCATCTCAGGAGTTGTAGCACCCAATCCACCAGCACCGCTAGGACGCATACCTGTAGCACCTACAGACAGTCCACCACGACCTGTTTGGTACAACTGGTTCTGCAACTGAGCATATTGACGCTCACGACTAGGTGCAAGCAAATCCTGTTGCTGTTGCATATATTTCTGTGCAACTTGTTCAGGAGTCTGTTGGAGATACTGCTGACCCAAACCAAACAAGCCTGTAGCCGTTGTCTGCAAAGGTGCATACTGTTGTTGAGCCTGTTCTGCTTGCGTTAAAGCACCACCAGTCAAACCCATCAAACGATCTTGATAAGCTCGTAATTCAGGACTTACGTTGTAACTAGCGCCAGTTAAGTAGCCTTCAGGCGACATTTGAAATTGGGAAGTACCATAGCGAGTAGTAACCCCTACAGGACGGAACTTAGCCGCTTCAGCCGCTAATCGTGCCGATTCACGTTGAGCAGATGCGGCTACATTAGCCGCCGCTTCTGTAGCAGATGCTTGTTCTTGCGACCCTAAATAATTTAGTGTTGCCCCAATAAACGATGATGGCATATCAATCTCCCTTAATCAAAATATCATCCACTTTAGACGGGTCTTTCTCGTCTGTGGCATGAATGCAAAACCAAACACAATCAGTAATGGCTTTTACGCCATGAGTCACACCAGCCTCAATCTCAATGCAAGCAGGAGCAGAAACAATATCAATCTCAGTGCCACGCAAAACAGCAACCTTGCCATGAGCCAAAATAGACAAATGACTAAAGTTATGCGTATGCTTCAGAATAGCCATTCCAGCCGTGAAGTATGACTCTTTGGCATATAACCCATCACTGAAATGATGAGTAATGCGAAATTGTGGGTCTTGCATCATCATACTGTGCGCTTCCACATATAGACAGTAATGTAAGGCTGGTAGTTGGCATTAGTTGCACTTGAACCAGTAGATGAAACACTTGTAGAAACAGAAATTCCAGTTGATGCGGCTGTCGTTGTATTGTTTCCACCAGCAGATACACCACCACCCCCTGGACTCGTACCATTCATGGTATTTGCACCAAGTGCAACATGAGTATGAGTTGGGTCAGTAACTGTTGATGTGGCTGTATGCGTGTGGCTTACAACGATTGCATCTGCACTACCACCAGTTTCCTCTGCTGTGTCAAACAATGCATTGCCAGAGTTAAAGCCAACCATTACACGACCAGCCGCAAATGCAGTCCATGTACCAAAGCCTAATAATGTTGCGGGATTGGTGCTGACACTCGCATTCGTATAGATAGAACCTACTGGATACAACAAAGCAAAAGCCGCCTGAACAAATGCAGTGGTTGCTATTGCAGTTGTGCTATTTCCAGCAGATTGAGTAGTTGCTATTGCTCCTGTAGGCAATGTAGGCGTACCCGTAAAGGTAGGACTTACAAGATCAGCTTTAGTGGCAATGGCAGTAGCAATATTGTTGAACTCAGTGTCAATCTCAGTTCCCTTAACAATCTTTAATGAATTACCAGAAGATAAAGCATCTTTGGTTGCAAAGTTCGTTGATTTTGTGTAGTCTGACATAGTTACTCCTTTAACTCAGTTTGCCATTCTTGGCTTGAATTTCAATCTTTTGAATAGACAATGCTGTACCATTTATGTCTGTTTCATATCCTGTTTGAACAACCTTACCACTTCCTGATGCTGAAACAGTTAAAGTTTGTAGAGCAACACCATCAGCGTATTCTGCAATTACAGTTGCATTAGCACCATATTCAGCAATACCATAATAAGACTCGCCTTGAGTTGGAATAGTATCGTTGTCAGACAAATAGTTTGTCTTAAAGTCAAAACCCCACTTAAAGGTAACAGTCTGATTTGAGCCGCCAATAACCACAATAGACAACTTCTTCAAAATAGAAGTTTGGTTTTGATTTCCAAGGTCTGCATGGTTGGTGTAGTACAACATCCGATATGAGGATTGGTAATCTTGATAACCACTATATAAGCCAATGTAGCCATTCTTGCCAATGTACAAAGTACCATCTCTGCGAGATAGGAAAGCTGTTGGAGTTATCGAATCCCAAGTTGTTACTCTAGCCGCACCATCAGGTAGATAAGCCTTAGTGTCAAAGCAAAATACACTAGATGTAGATGGCGTACTTAATAAATAAAACGCTTCTCTTTCAGAATAAACAGACTTGATATTTGCCAATGTCTCACCAGCAATTACAGTCGTTAAATCATTACGAATGTTCTTAGACAAGTCTCTCTCGGGCGCAGACTTCTCCTGAATCGTTCTCATCAAAGAACGAACACCAGAGTTAGACAAGAACAACACATCAGTGCTGGTTGTCTGAATGCTGTCTCGTGCAATGCAACCAATACCCTCAACAGTGTCACTCAACGTCATAGTTGATGGTGCAGTAGCGCCAGCATAAACAAGAATCTGTCGTCTACCAAAAATAAACAAGAAGCCATTGTGTGCCGCCAAACCAGTAATCTGGTCAGCACCATTTACCCATACATTGTTTACGTTCAAGCTACCAGCAGTACCTGTAGACCATACATGACCAGCAATAAGATCACTGAAGTAAACAGTAGCGTTATTTGTTGTTGTATTAGCCGCCCACAACCTACCAAATGCAGATATAACAATATTTGCATCAGGAACAGTAGCGGCATAACCTGTCTTTTCAGA